TTCCTTTTGAATAGAAGGTACAAAAACATCAACAAGCTCAGATGTATTAAGAGAGTCGAGTTTTGATATGAAGGAGTCTAGTTTCTTACCCATATTAATATATATCTACTTCTGTTGTCTTTTCAACTCTTCGTTCTGTTTCTTTATATGCTTGTTGTGTATATTAAGCATAATCTTTGTCTCCATTGGTGACATAGTAGAAAATATATCAGATCCGTTTAAAATCTTATTATAGAAAGCATACATTAAATCATAATATGATCTTAGATCAATACTAAAGATAGCTGAGATAAATTCTATAACCCCGTTACTAATAAGGTTGAGGTTAATCTCTTGAATATTGAGACGCTTGTTCTCGCTTATAAGTGTCATGTTGAACGCGTTACTGGATAGATCTGCTAGATATTGCTGTAGACCTTCAAACAATTTTACTGGTAGCTTATCTAATATACTACGACGTTCTTCAGTATTAAGTGAAACGAAATCTATTGCTTCACTATCAAATACTATTTCTTTAATTATATTAGTATACAAATCATCTATATCTTTAAAGTATAAAGCAGTAGGTATACCTAACTTTATATCTATATTATCATGACTAATTGTCTTATCAAATATAGAATAAGATATACTTTCTAGCTTCTCTAAAACTATATTTAAACTTATATCAACATTACGTTGTTCTTTAGTTGTAAATGTAAGACTCTCTTCTACAAATATCATTCTTGCATATACTAGAAGGTAGAACCTATCAACAATATCTAAGTCATCATCTAAAAAGATATTATTAAAGTATTCACTTAGTCCAAATAGATCTTTATTCTCGCAGAATTTAATGATAACTAAATACTGTTTATTATTAAGTTCATTAATACGTCGCGACTTACCACTAGGCAGTACTACTTCGACGTTAAAGCTGTTACTCACTTAATAACTTAGTCTGCTACGGCTGATCTTCAACCTTATAGTGGGAGAATGTAAATGAAACAGTTTTTGATAATTCATCTAGTGACATCTCGTTGTTGTAGCTTAGTTGACCACCTTCGATATTGAATGGCACACTATCATAAAAACTATACATTTTTCTAGCCTTATACTCTACTTGCGGTCTACTAAAGCTATTTGACGAGCTAAACTTATCATTATAGAATTCATCTGATCTACTATATAGAAGTAGATCAATATTGCATTTTATATCATCCTCACCATCTTCAATAAGACCTTTATAACTAGTAGCTACTACCCAAGGCTTTATGAAATAATCCATTATATCAACATTAGTCTCAAGAAAAGTAAGATCTAGTTTATTCTGACTACCGTAATCAGCGCGTCTATCTGCGAAGTACCCAGCCCTAAAACCTCCAGTATTTTGTAAAGCTTCAGTACCTATCGTAAGTTGCTCACTCGGTAAGGAAGCATTCTGCGCTAGTAGCAACCCGAGATCATTACTTGTACTAGAGTAGTCTTCTATTAAAGAGGGCTTTACAGGAAAGCTACCACCTTCATAGGTTTGAATAATCTTACTTACATTATTACCGACCGTAGACATCGATGCTCCGCGACCAGAGAAATTTACAGTCCATAAGAACTTTAAAGGAAAATCACCCGCCCAATTTTGGTGTAGTCTAAGTCTAGATTGTGTGGTAAGTGGCACTTAATTATTTAATCACCTGACCTTATTATAGAAGTGATAAGCTATAGTAGCTGCAACTTCAACAGTCTCACCTGTACCATCAGACATTTTATACTCAATATCGTTGATGTTGCGTAATGAAGCTCCAACGAGCTTATACTCAGCAATAGGCTCGAGATCTTTATCAAGTTGTGCTAACTGAATAAAGAAATCTTCATCGGGTGTACCATACTCGCCAGTAGATGTTTGATCATTAAATAATGCTCTAGAAGCTGATTCAAAATAGTTTCTAAGATCACTATCTGCATCTAAGTAGAAGCTAATATTGTAGCCATCTGATCCAGGATACTCAACACTACCAGGAATGTTTAAGTTAAGTCCCATATAAGGTACTGCTGTGTTCTTAATATTACGCCCAGGTAGGTTAGCAGCTTTAGCATAAACTAACTGTGACTCAGTTAAAGCAGGCACTCCTTGTAACTGCATTTGAGTTACTCTAAAAAGAAAATCTCTCGAAAAGTCTCTATCCGCTGCAACTCTATAGAAATTTTGAATATTTTGGTTTACGGGCATACTAATATTTATAGCTTGAAAGCTATTTATATAAAAAAAGAGCTGTGAAATGTTACTTCCACAGCTCTTAAATTTAGTTAATTAGTATTAACCGCCGATTAGCTCTTCGAAGCTAGCATCTGTGCGTGTAGCATAGAAGTTAACTAAGATAAACTCAGCAGTCTTAACTGGCTTAAGGTATATATCAACTACAAGTTCGTTCTGATCAATAACCTCACCTGTGTTATTTCTTTCATCGCAAACTATAAGATAATCATATAATCCATCACCAGCTTTTACTCTTTCAAAGAATGGTACCAATGTATTAACAACTCTTGTTCTAGTAAACAACGTGTTGTTCTCAAAGAGGAAGAATTGCATTGTAGCCTTAGTGATCTTCTCAAGATATAAGAAGGTTCTACGTACATTAATTCTATCGAATGCACTTGGCTTCTTAAGCAATGTCTTCTGTCCAAAGAATACGTTACCCTGATCAGAGAAACTAGCTATTGGGTTAAGATTAACTGTATAGAGATCATCACGTTGACGTTGGTTAGGTGATAAAGCAATATCAACTGCATCGGTTATAACACCGCGATTGAATCCTGCGGCAGCACCCCATGGTCCGATTGCTGCATCTGTAGAAGCCATTTTAGCTGCTGCAAATCCAGATGATGGAACGTAAGTGAATAGACCAGAATAGTTATCATATACTTTTAACCAGTTAGCATACACAGCTGCATATGATGTATTAGCATTTTCAAACTGATGTCTTAATGCCCAGTAAATATCTGTACTGAACTGCTTTGTCTTATCAGCTTGTACTTTGTTATCCTTACCAGTAACTAGTAACTGTCTAATTGGATCAGCAACGAATAGAATATCACCTCTACCACCATCCTTGACTGGACCAGCAAATTTTGCAAACTTGTTAAAGATTGTGCCATAAGAGTCTCTAGCAGTGTTAGAAGCAATATCATTAGATGTTCTTAATGCTTCGATTGGTGCAGTTGTTCTTAAGTCATCAAATCCGAGAACTGATAAACTTGCATTTGCTGTTTCATTATATGTAAATATAGTACCTAAACCAGCTTCTGCAATAATATCGATGTTAAACTTACGATCGTTACGAATACGATCAAGAGCTCTATCAAGCTTCTGTGGAATATTACCAGCAAGCTTTGTCTCTAAGTTAGTCTCACCATATGCACCTAGCGGGAAGAGCGAATCAGCTTTATCACCTAAATCAGTTAAGAATGCAGCTGGTGCACCTACTACTGTTTCGGACAGATCTCCACTATCATAAGCAGTTTTTAATGAGTTAGTATAAACACGTATCTTTTTATTAGGATTACCATCATTAGATATATTCAATCCTGTAATTTGATCGGATAAGTGAGAGTTAACTAACATCTCAACATTACGTGAATCATCTTCAACAGTTCCAAGTGAGAAGTTTATAGGAGCACCTCCATTTTCAGAATTAATCTGTCTGTAATGTCCAATAGATCCATTATAACCTTCCTCTAACAAGTAATCCATCTTATTGGCATCCTTAGCGAATACTGATTGTCTTAATTTAAATACACCGACGTTTAGAGTATCATCAAACTCTCTTGTGGATATATCATAATTAGTTATACTCTCTTCCATAACTTGTGATATGGAATTTTGAATATTAGAACCTTTCGCAGCAGATACATTAAATTCAAATCTTGCTGATGGTATAGCAGTAAATGTCGTTCTACCTGTACTAGGTGCAGCTGCAGTAGTAGTTTGTACTGAGTCTATCGCATCAAATGCACTTGCAGGGTTAATGTTCGTGTTATCTGCTAAACCTACATAATATCCATTAAACTGACCATCAATAGTGGTTTGCGCTTTGTTAATAACTATAACAGCTGCAGCAGATAAATCTCGTAAGGATGTCATATCATTAGATCTTATAGCAGTGGAGGACCAACCTTCTTTAAATAGCTCACCGTTAGTAAGTTGTATATACTCATCTGATGTAATATCGAATTGAGTAGGTGCTCCTAAGAACCATGTAGATTCTTGTTTGGTGTAATCTGTTTCAAAAATCGCTACTCCACCAAATGCAGATAATTTAGTACCTACACCAGCAAATGAAGTGTTTCCTTCCCCGGCGGCGGACACGAGAGATATTCTTGGTGTCGCTCCTGTTAGTGATAGTCCTATTGTACCAGTCGTTGTTGGATAAGAATTTAAGCTACTACCTATACTTACACCTAAAGTTAAGTCAGTTGTAATTTCGGCCGCAGAAAGAACATCAAACCCTCCAGTAGCAGAGAGTAAACTTGTACCTGTAATAGTAGCTGTTTGAGTAGTCGATCCATCAGCATTTGTTACTGTAATGGTACCACCAGTAATTGCAAAAGAATTGTTTGCGGCTTGCGCTACACTAGAAGAAATTTTTGCATTTGTAATAGTTAAAGTTTTCGCTAACTGAACACCGCCAAAGGCGCTAGTAGCCACTGATGTTGTTATATTTCCTGCTACATTACGAATCTCTAAGTTCGTATCCGTTCTATCATAACCAGAAGCTGGATATGCCAAAACAGAGATCTTAGATCCAAACCCTTGACCAGCGTCTGCACCATAAGGTAATCTATTTACCATTAATTTACCGGTAGAGTTTAAAGCAGCACGTGCAGAATGATAGAAGTATCTTTCCGCTGGAGTTCTTGGTTGTCCGTAAATTTGCTCAAATTCTGTTATGTTTCCTACGCCCACTACTTCATCAGTGGGACCTTCATTTGCGAAACCTGCCATATATGTTGTTGTGCCTTGAGAAACAGTTCTTAAAGATAGATCTGATTCACGAATCTCAACACCAGGAGATTGTATTGTCGGTCTGTTAGCCATAAAATTATTTATTCTCTTTGAATAAATAGTTACTTATAAATCCAATAATTTAGTGTGTAGCTGTGAGTAAACAAACGTAAATGATGATTCTATTTCATCAGATGTTCTATAGTTATATTCTAAATTACCCAAGGTCACTGGAAAAGCCTTGGTATACGTGAACTCTATACGTCTATTCTCATATTCATCTAGACCATAAAGAGTCATATCAGTCTGATAATTATTAAATTCGTTCTCTGGATCTAGATCCGTTTCATCATACACACCAGTCTTTTGATCATGCATTAAATTTAACCATTTGTATATAACCCAGTAGTTGTTGAACTCATTGTCAGCTGTGAAGTTAACCGTAACTGGAGGGTAAGGTTCTCTTGCATGAGCAGATTGATACAAATTGCTACCTGCATATGGTATCTCTATTGATGGGACAGTAAGCTCCGGTACAACAGCACCGTAAACAGACAGTTGAAGTTTATCTTCAATGACGTTAGTACTATTACGTGAGCTATTCTCTCGTACATTTATTTCTCTTAACGCTGGAGGTACAGAAAAGACAAGTATAAACTTATCAAGACGGCTCTTGTTTAAGATAGATTGATTGTTTTGATTTACTGCCATCGTAAATATTTATTCTAGAGGTTGAAAGCCATGCATTTCCAATTCATCCATTTCCTCTTCGGTTTGATTATCACCCATACCAAACACGATTGGAGGTAGCATATTATTAGCCCCAACTACTTCATTGTCAGCATACAGCGAGGTAGCATCTTCAAAGAACTTTAATCCAAAGTCCATGGCCTCGATAACCATAGGCTTACCTCTATCATCTAATTCAAGTATCTCAAAGAAGCGCTCAGTAATTTCTTTTTCTAATATAAAGAGGGAGTAAAGGGTAGCCATAACTCTATCATCATGATGACTTTGTCTAGCTTTCCAGGTACCATTAGGATATCTTACGAATGAGCGTAACTCTTTTAATGTATCTATATCTCGTATTGTAACTGAACGAGCTTCATTAATATAATATCTCATATTAAGTACCCCTTTGTACTTAGTATTAGTATGAGCAATCATACCTTGCATTATGTTTCGTCTATGACCTGCTTTATTGCCATATGATACTAACTTTTCATATCCAAAGTCATTAGCAAGTCTATCAACGATTTGAGCGCCTGGTCCGTTACGCTCGATAAGAGCGAGAGGTGATCCGTAATTTCTTAATATAGAATAGACCTTGTTGGTATAATCAGCTGGAGGTATTTTGTTATTAGTATAGCATGCTACTTGTCTTATATCTTTAAGATCAGTTATATCGAATACTTGTACCACTGACGAATCAACTCCAACACCTTCAGCTGTATCTACTCCTGCAGCGTACACTCTAGATGGATCTGCTTCTTCCCAAATCTTATAATGCCCATCATCTAAAACTATTTTAGGTTCACATATCTGTGATTGCATCTTCTCAAATAGATCATCATCGATAGAAGATTCACCTGAATTAATAAACTGGCAGCAAAACTCTTGAAGCCAAGCATCATGAGAACC